AACAATGCGTTCTCTAACGTCTTTGAACAGGCGATTGTCGGTTACGCGACAGTTAATTTTGCTTCAGATGCTAATACATCGCTCACGCTAGCAGACGGTAACTCCAGCCAAACAGCGCGTAATCTGTATTTAAACCTTACGTCATCGGGTTCGCTGACAGCAACGCGGGACTTAATTATCCCCAACAATCAGACGGGCACCGGTCCTATACAAAAGCTGTACATCATCAAGAACGCTACGACAGGCTCTCAATCTATACGCGTCATCGGCACTTCGGGTACAGGTATTACGATTCCTACCGGCGTAACCATGATGGTCTACAGCAACGGCACTAACGTTGTTGACGTAGCGAATTATTTCTCCTCCCTTACGCTTGGCGCACCCCTTCCGGTGGCTAGTGGTGGGACAGGTATAACATCTTTCGGCGCAGGAGTGGCTACTTGGCTTGGTACTCCATCGTCAGCAAATCTTGCAGCGGCAGTTACTGATGAGACTGGTAGTGGCGCTTTAGTATTTGGTACGTCACCGACGATTGGAACCGCAGCACTTACAACCCCAACACTTACAACCCCCCGTCTTGCTGGATCAAGCACGGGCTACACAACATTTGCAAGTGCTAATTCAAGCGCAACTAATTACACAGTGACCTTCCCTGCCGAAAACATGACGACGGGTTTCAGAAATATACCCAATACGGGGACTAAAACAAGTAGTTATACGCTTGCCGTCGGTGATGTCGGAAAATATGTACAGGTTGGCTCTGGCGGTTCTATCGTTGTGCCAAATAGCACATTTGCTGACGGCGACGTAATTTCTGTAATTAATACAAACACTACAGGCATTACGATGACCTTTAACACTACAACTGCAAATATTTCCGGGTCAACAACAAATAAGGGTGGCGGCGGGTTTGTAACGCTGGCTGCAAGAGGTATTGCGTCTATTATTTTTTACTCCTCAACAGCTTGTGTAATTACCGGGGCTGTGTCATGACAGGGGTAGTACAAGTTGTAGCAGCATCAGCAGTTGCAATCGCGCAAGATGAAATAACATTTTCCAGTGCCGGTACTTATTCTTGGACAGTACCTTCTGGTGTTACTTCAGTTTGTGTTGTCTGTGTTGGTGGTGGTGGAGGTGGACAAGGTCAGTATGGTGCTGGTGGTGGTGGTGGTTTAGGTTATAAGAACAATATATCTGTTACTCCTGGTACTTCATACACTGTTGTTGTAGGTTCTGGTGGTCAAGGTCAATATTGGTCTGGATACGGCGGTGGAGTACTTCCTGACGCAGATCCAGCCCCTTCAGGTGGTGATAGTTACTTTATCAATACATCAACCTGTGTTGGTTATGGTGGTACAGGTGGTTCATCTTCAGCAGGCGGTGCTGGAGGTAGTTACGTAGGTGATGGAGGTGGTAACGGAGGATCTGGTGGCTACAACGGTGGTGGTGGCGCTGGAGGATACGCAGGTAATGGCGGTAACGGAGGAGCTTCATCAGGAGCTAGTGGCACAGCAGGAAGTGGTGGTGCTGGAGGAGGAGGTGCTGCTGATAATCTATCCTACGGTGGGGGTGGTGCAGGGGGTGGTGTAGGTATCTTAGGTCAAGGCTCTAATGGAACTGCTGGATCAGGAACGCTTCCTTATCCTCCGATCCCTTCTGAGTCTTATGGTCAGCCTGGAGGAGGCGGTTCTGGAGGTACAGCAGGAGGTGCTCCAGATTCAGAGAAAGCTAGTGCTGGTGGTTCTTACGGTGGGGGTGGTGCTGGCGGTACTTACGGAAATGCACCACAGTCAGGCGGTAATGGTGGTGGTGGTGCAGTAAGAATTATCTGGGGTTTTGGTAAATCATTTCCTAGCAACGCCGCATAAATAAGCGTAAGGACAGATCATGGCTTGGTCAGACGTTCTCAAGGCTATCATCCCTATTGTAGTGGCTGCACTTGCTTGGCTCTTGGGTCAGGTTGCATCTTTCTCTGAACGCCTTACTAAAATTGAAGGCGCAATGCCTGCGCTGATTACCAAAGAAGGAACACCCACTGACAGTCCAATCAGTGCCGAGAGACGGGCGCAGCAACGCGAACAATTAATGGTTCACATCCATGAGTTACAAGTCAAAGTTCGTCTGCTTGAGGAGCGTGAGCGTATTGCCAAAGGAGGCAAGTAATGTTTGAACTTCTTGGCGGTGGTCTTCTTGGTTCTATCTTTGGTGGTCTGTTTAGGCTTGCCCCTGAGGTCTTAAAGTTCCTAGATAAAAAGAACGAACGCGCTCACGAGCTATCCATGTTCCAACTCCAGACCGACCTTGAGAAGATGCGTGGCGAGTTCAAGATGGAGGAGAAGTATGTTGACTACAGCATCCAGCAAATGGATACGATTAAGGAGGCATTTAAGGAACAGGCCCAGACCGCAAAAGAGGCTGGCTGGTTCGCTTCTTTTGTCACTGCTATTACCCGCCCCGGTCTTACTTGGATTGCTTTTGGCGTATATGTGGCTGTCAAAGCTGCTGGCCTAACGATTGCCTTTCAGACCAACGCTAACTGGGCTGAGGTACTAACCAAGAGCTATGACGAGGATGACTTCGCTATGCTCAACATGATGCTCACGTTCTGGTTTGTAGGACGGTCTATAGAGAAGTATCAAAAATCGTGAACGAGGCTAAGAATCTTTGCAAAGATGTTCTCATTAAACCCTTTGAAGGGTTGGCAAAGCGTCTACCTGACGGAAATGTTCAATCCTATCCTGACCCCGGCACCAGAGGTCATCCTTGGACTATTGGCTGGGGAGCGACCGGACCAGACATTCAACCCGGAACCATCTGGACCATGCAGCAATGTGAAGACGCCTTAGATCACCACGTTGAATACTTTGTCCGTGGGTTGTTTAAACTTTCGCCAAAACTAGCTACCGCTCTTCCCCGACGCATTGCCGCTGTGACTAGCTGGGCTTATAATTGCGGGCTAGGAAACTATAGAGTTTCCACCTTCAAAAAACGTATTGACGCGGGGGACTGGGATGGTGCAGCAGAGGAGTGCCTCAAGTGGAACAAGGCTGCGGGTCGTGTGCTCCCAGGACTTACTCGCCGCCGTGCGGCTGAAGCTGCATTGATGAGGTAATAATGGCCCTACGTAAACTTCTTTTTAAGAGCGGGGTAAACCGCGAGAACACAAGATATACCAACGAAGGTGGTTGGTATGTGTCCGACAAAGTACGTTTCCGTCAGGGTACACCTGAAAAAATTGGCGGTTGGATTAGATACTCTGCCAATCAATTCAACGGTGTTTGTAGAAACTTGTGGAATTGGGTGACCAACACAGGACTTAATCTGTTGGGCGTGGGGACTAATACTAAGTATTACATTGAAAATATCGGTATATACAACGATGTTACGCCAACGGGGTTAGCGGCTGGTTCTGCAATTTCTTATGCTGCTACAGGGTGGGGTACAAGTACGTGGAACACTGGCACATGGGGGTTTAGTAGCGGGTCGTCCACAATTAATCTCAGAGTATGGAGTTCATCTAACTGGGGTGAGGATCTTGTTATTAATCCTCGTGGCGAAGCTATTTATTATTGGGACGCCACATCTGGACTTTCGTCTCCCGCAGTAAACATAACATCTTTGGCTGGCTCATCAAACGCTCCTTCTTTAGCAAATTATATTTTTGTTTCTGACATATCCCGATTTTTATTTGCTTTTGGGTGTGACGATAGTGCTGGTGGTATTGGTTATTTAGACCCCATGCTTGTACGTTGGGCAGACCAAGAAAGTCTCACAATATGGTTACCTGCCATCACAAATCAATCAGGCAGTCTGCGCTTATCCCACGGCTCAGAGATTGTTACGTCAGTTCAAACACGCCAAGAGATTTTCACGTTAACTGATTCTGCTGCTTATTCTATTCAGTTTGTAGGAGCACCTTATGTGTGGGGCGCTCAGTTACTTGGCGATAACATCTCCATCATGAGTCCCAATGCAGCAGTTTTTGCTTCGGGTGCTGTGTACTGGATGGGTGTTGATAAGTTCTATGTTTATGATGGTCGCGTTCAAACTTTACCTTGTGACTTGAGGCGTTATGTGTTCAGCGACATTAATCTTATTCAATCCTTACAAGTATTTGCAGGAACCAGCGAAGGGTTTAATGAAGTCTGGTGGTTTTATTGTTCTGCTGACAGTACAACGGTTGATCGCTATGTGGTGTACAACTACCTTGAGCGTGTTTGGTACTACGGCACGATGGCACGAACGGCGTGGTCTGATTCTGGACTAAGAGATTACCCGCAGTCTGCTGACTACAACGGGCGCATCTTAAATCAAGAGTATGGTGTGGACGATGTTTCTACAGGCACTGCTGTAGCCATTGACGCTTATATTGAATCGGCTGAGTTTGATCTTGATGACGGTGACCGCTTTATGTATGTCTATCGTACAGTGCCTGATTTAACATTTTCTGGTTCTTCAAACGGCACAGCACCTGAAGTAACTTTTAGTATTTACCCCAAGCGTAGTTCTGGTTCACCTGCTGGTACACCTGCGGCAGATACAGTTTCAGCGGCTGACTATCCTGTGGATGAGTTTACGTCTCAGATTTATACACGCTTCCGTGCGCGTCAGGCATATCTCAAAGTACGTTCTAACAAAGTTGGTACAACGTGGCAGCTTGGTGCGCCAAGGATTGATATGAAGCCAGATGGTCGTGCAACAGGGGGTGGCGCATGAGCTTTCTTAAAAAGCTTGACGCTCCGACAGCACCGAACTTACCTCTTGCTCCTCTTCAGTTTGACTCGCGGTATCAGGAGGGGCTGAACAATGTTTTGCGTCTGTACTTCAATCGACTAAATAACATCTTCCAAGCTGTGCTTGGCCCCAACGGTGGGCAATATGTTAGTTGTCCTAACGGACTTTTCTTTAACACCGCTGACCAAACATTTGCCGCGACCAATACAGCGTACCCTGTGGTGTACAACGCCACATACTTAAATAATGCAGTTGCATTGCAGTCGGGTAGTACCTCAAAGATTGAGGTATCGATAGATGGGGTCTATAACTTCCAATATTCAGGGCAAGTAAGAACAACTAACTCCTCAGACAAGAACCTTTATCTGTGGATTTCACGCAATAACATAGACATAGGTTATTCAACCCATGCCTGGACGTTTCACGATAACGACCACTACCAAGAAATAAGCTGGAACTTTAATATTGACTTAGCCGCTGGGGAGTACATTGAACTTAAAGTTGCTGCTGATAGCACGGCACTTAGATTGGATGCG